TTCGCTACTTGTCAATAGTTTTATTTAGTAGATAAACAACACAATTTCTTTGCATAATTTTTGCATCGGCTTCTGTAAGGATTTTACCAACTTTAGTAGTATTTCTGTTTTTGTATTCACGAAGAGAAAGAGCAAGGTAACGGGCTTCATTCCTGTCTTTGCACTCAAATGAAAGACTACCTTTTGAACCCAATTTGTTTTTCAAAATGTAATTCATAATTTCAGGATAGCTGCCTCTTTGCATCTTGTCAATATCTTCTGGATAACATTCTTTAATTACTATTGACATTTTTCAAACCTCTTGTTTTATGTTATGTATAGTCAATATAATAATATTATTACACGAATGCAAGAGATGGCAATAACAACAAACTTATTTACAAAAGTTAAGGCGAAATGATAGAAGCTAAAACAAAACAGATTGACGAGCGGAGCGTCACAGTATCTCTATTTCCTGCACGCAAGGGATTGAAGATTAAACTCCGTATTGCGAAAATGATAGCGCCGGGGCTTGCAAGTGCAACCGGACTTCTTCAGAGCGGGCTTGAAGCTGATTTCGATTCCAAAGTTCTTGCGTATGCTGTCGGTCAGTTAGTTGACAGTATGGGTAATGATGCAACGGTTGATTTCATAGTTAAAGAACTGATGCAGGGGACCAGACTCGACGATAAGGAAATTACTGATACTGTTTTCGATATGGAATTCGCCGGAAATTATGGGCTGCTTTATAAAATAATCAGTTACATTCTTGAGGTGAATTATGGCAGTTTTTTCGAGAGCCTAAATATTGGACAGCTAACAAGCAAATTCTCAAGTCTCACCAGTCCGGTGAAACCACCGCCGAGCAGTTCGGAAAGCTAAAGCCGGAACTTGAAGATGAATCTATTATCTGGCGCTTAGTATTAGCGAACACCGCAACTTTGCAGGAACTTGAAACGGTCTGGACGCTTGATGATGTTTTCCGAGCGAATGCGCTGCTTGATATGCGCTCGGATATTGAAACCGCAATTACAGAAAAGGGCAGACAAACTCCATGATCGTTCGTGAACTCATATCACTCGTTGGTTTCAAAGTCGATAAAGCTGCTATGAATCGAGCTTCTAACGCTGTTAGAAAGCTCGGCTCGAAAATGCAATCGGTTGGGCGTGGGATGTCAATGGCATTAACCGCGCCTATTACTGCTCTTGGTATTAGTATGCTGAAGATTGCGGGTGATTTTGAAGCGTCAATGAATACTGTTAGGGTAAAAGCGAATGCAACCGGTGAGGAGTTTGCTAAACTTAGAGCGCAAGCTCGTGAACTTGGAGCCACAACTGCCTTTTCCGCTAAAGAAGCTGCTGACGGAATGGTCTTTCTTGCACAAGCTGGCTTCGATGTTAATGAAATCCTTGCAGCTATGCCATCGGCGTTAAATCTTGCTGGTGCAGCTGGAGCAGACCTCGCCACAACTGCCGATCAACTCTCAAATATTATGCAGGCGCTTAAAATTGATACGTCAGAAACTGGTCATGTGACTGACGTTCTTGCAGCCACAGCATCCGCTACAAATACAGATATTGCACAACTTGCAGAAGCTATGAGATATGCGGCTCCTGATGCGGAGTTGCTCGGGGTATCATTGGAAGAACTGTCTGCACTCATGGGATTTATGGCTAATGCTGGACAGCAAGGGTCAATGGCTGGAACTGGTTTGAGAATGGCATTAAACAGCATAATCAAGCCCAGTGATGACGCAAAAGCTTCTCTTAAAAGATTAAATGTAGATCTTGATAAAGACGGCAAGATTAGAAATTTCGTTGATATTTTGCAAGATTTACAGGATGCCGAAGCCACTCCTCTTGATCTTTTAAATATTTTTGGTATTCGTGCAAAAACTGGAACTGGTGTTGTAATCGGTCAAACTATTGGTTCATTAAAGGAGTTTGTGCGGGTTCTTAAAGAAGAATCCATAGGTACTGCACTCCGACAACAAAGAATCCGAATGGAGGGTCTGAACGGTGCTATATTAGCATTGAAATCAGCTTATGGCGAGCTATCTATTGCAATCGGTGATGCTGGACTATTAGATGATACTACTAAATTTACAGAAAAGATTACTAACTTAATTCGTGAGCTTGCTAAAAGCGATCCTGAAAAGCTTGCACTTTTTACTAAAATGGCAGCATTTGCCGCCGCTATTCCGGTGGCTGCTATGGCATTAGGAGGTTTAACGTTAGCAATCGGTACGATGATGGCAAATCCTTATGTAGCTGCATTTGCGGCTTTAGTTGCGGGACTTGTGGCTTTAAGCGCATTAAGTCTTAAATGGAAATTAGAGAATGACGGGGAAAACCTGAGTACACCTGAGATAATTTATAAAATTACTGGCGGAGAATTTGGTACAAATCCTCAGGCTTCGAACGGAGGTTTCGGTCAGGGGGGGGGTAAATCCCTTCAACAGTTAATTGCTGAAGGAGAATCTGTTTTTGGTTTGGGTAATTCAGGTCACGTAAGGGGTCAAGGGTCACATTTACAACCTGTTGGTGCAGGACAATCAATACCTCCTGTTAATGTAAATCTTTATATGGGTGGTGAAATGTCGACGAGCGATATGACCCCAATGGAATTTGAGGAAAAAATTAGAAGGGGTACACAAGAAGGAGTCGAAGGTGCCTTCAGTGAAATTGATCGCAAGTTTGCAGGTCGTAAATAATGACTACACTTTTATTTGAGCCAAAACGCAAAGGCAAGATAGGAACGCTTGAACTCGATGTCGTATTAGAAGAGCAACATAATTACGATGCGGCTGTTACCCAGTATCCGATTGAAACAGGTGAGAGTATTTCCGATCACGTCAACTTGAATCCTATCAGATTAACAATGCGAGGATTCATAACTCAAACACCAGTTCAGCTTCTTAATCTGAGTACTATTCTTGGTGATGACCTAATACAAACAGCATTCGATAAACTTATAGAAATTCGTGATAATAAAGACGTTGTGGACGTTGTTTCAGGTTTGAAAGTTTATTCTGATATGATTATGAATCGGCTATCTATTCCAAGAGACAATCGGACAGGTCAATCACTTCAGTTCACAGCAGAATTCACTCAAATAAAAAAGACAGCTTCAATTTTAGAAACCGGAGAGATTCCAACGAGTGACCTGTCAACCGATGAGCATATTCAGGATATAGCTCCTTCAAATGTCAATACGGGTATGCAAGGACTTATAGAAGCATCACCTGAAATGAGAGATCGTATTATAGGTTGGCTATTCTAATGAAAGTAATACCCTTCAAAGCATTTCCTGATTTCACTGAAACTATCACACTTGATGACATCCCATATAGATTACGCTTCAAATGGAATCATAGAGGCGAATTCTGGTCTATGCGAATATCAGAAAACGACGGAACTATTATAGCCTCAAGTATCCGTGTTGTTCTGAATTATGAAATGATTGCAAGTTATGCTGATCTGGAACTGCCTCCCGGAAAGCTATTTGTTACCGATCCCGGCGGTGTTGTTAAATCGATTGCAAAACTATCGCTTTCAAGTGATGTATTGCAGCTCATTTATGTTTCAGAGGATGAGTTATAATGCCTAATTTCAACAGGTCAGCATCGGTTGTAATTACAACAAAACAGGGTGCGCTAAATATTAGCGGCTTAAAAATTGTCTTTAGCGTTAAGAAAACACTTTCAACGTTCAGCAATTCGGCTCGTGTGAATATATATAATTTAAGCAAGAAGGCATTCGATCAAATAGCTGTCGAGGATGACTTGATTTTGAACGCTGGATATACTGACGGTGCGGGTGAAAAGCTACTCTTCAAAGGTGACATTCAGAAAATAAGCCGTGAACATTCTGGGACGGATATAATTACAAAACTTCAGTGTGATGACGGGGGCTTAAAACTTCGTGAAATACGAGGCGAACTAAGCCGAGGAACGGGTGTCGGTGTAATGCAGATAATCGGTGAGATACTTGATGCATTTTCATTTCCAACTCGTCAACACGCACCATTTATAGACAAACAATATTTACATGGATTTTCACACGTCGGATCGGCGCGAGAGGCTTTAAGTAAATTAACCGACCGGATAGGTGTTGAGTGGTCAATACAGAACGGTGAAGCGCAACTGCTACTCAAAGGTGATGTTAATTTAACTCCTCCGATTCCGGTTTCAGCACTGAATGGAATGATAGCCACGCCGGATTCGCTTGATGATGTTCGTGGTGAACTGTCATTAAACAAACGTGATTCAGGTTGGAAAGTTAGATCGCTTATCAATCCTGAAATCGAACCCGGTGGGAGATTAGATATAACGAGTAATACTGCAAATGGTGAGTTCAGAATCGAAGAGGTGGATCACTTCGGCGATACGTTCGGGTCTGACTGGCAAACAATAGCACAGGTCACAGGTTTATAATGGCAGATTTTTCAGACATAATTTCCGGTGCTATCAAATCCGTTATTTCAGGAATGCACACTTGTTTACCAGGGCGGATTGAAAGCTATGATTATACGACACAGAAGGCGAACGTATTACCGCTTTTACGCGATGTTTATAGTGATGCTGAAGTAATAGATATGCCTGTTATTATCGACGTTCCTGTTATATTTCCGGCAATCGGATCGGTTGGTCTGACGTTTCCGGTCAACCCGGGTGATGGAGTTCTACTTGTATTTGCAGAGCGGTCAATAGATAAATGGCTTTCACTGGGCGGAGTTGTAACACCGGACGATCCGAGGCGTTTTGATTTGTCTGACGCGGTGGCTATTGTCGGATTAAATCCATTTACAGAAACAAGTCAAGCGGATAATAACGACGATGTGACATTGATGAATGGCACGGCTAAATTGAAACTCCAGACAGGTGGCAAAGTTGCACTGGGTAATTCAACTAATGAGCTGCTGGCAATCATTGAGGAGTTAATTGATGTGATTAAAGTAATTGTTATGACCGATGCTGCAACAATTTCGCCCGCTTCAAAGTTATTGATTGACGCTGTTAAGCTAAAGCTCACATTGATTAAAGGTACAATAACATGATAGAGATTAAAAAGGCTGAGTTCGGATTAGTAAACACAACTCCTGACGAGTCACTGGCATTGGTGAATGACTTGATTGATGAAGTTAAAGCAATTACTGCAATCCGCTCTTCCGCTGCTAATCTTCCGTCACTGGCATTGCTTACCGCTGTCAAAGCTAAAATTCTATTGAGGGGCGGTTGCTGCCCTAATAATAGCCAAGGTACAATAACATGATAGACTTAGAACTTGACAGCACACACGATCTGAACGTCTCAGGTAATGACCTCGTGCTAATTGAAGATGAAGATCAAGTATCGCAAAATGTTGATATTACCTTGCATTTTTTCAGAGGTGAATATCCGCTTGATATTACATTCGGGATTCCGTATTTTGAAAACGTGTATGTAAAGAATCCGGATCTTCCTGAAGTTTCTGCTATTTTCAAAACAGCGATTATGTCAGTGCCGGATGTTAATGAACTTTTGGAGTTTGATTTGGACTATGACGCGAGTGCCAGGAATGTCAGTTTGACTTTTCTGGTTAATACCACGTTCGGAATCGTAGCAGGGAGTATATAATGGCGGGTTTAAGTGATACAGGATTTGTTTCAAAAACTCTTGATGAGATAAAAGCAGAGCTTGAGGTTGCATTGAAAGCCGAGTTCGGGAACATAAACACAAATCCCGATTCTACTTTTGGTCAAGTAATCATTGCGCTCGCTCCTTCAATTTACGATGTCTGGGAGCGGTTAGAAGAGTTGTTTTATTCGCAATATCCTGCATCAGCGGATGGATTTGCACTCGATAATGTATGTGCATTGACAGGCATATATCGGCTTGCAGCGACTAAATCAACTGTAATCGGTGCGATCCAAGGGACTGAAGGAACGATATTACCGGCGGGAAAACAAGCATCGGTTGATAACTTAACTGGCGATATATTTGAAACGACCGCAGCTCGTGAGATAACGATTGAGCGCACTGTTAAGATGAAATTAACTCCTACTGCTTTATTAGATATCGGTCTTGATATTGACGGTGTAACTTACATAACAACTTTAGGAGGGACACCAGCACGAGCTGACGCTGTAGATGCTTTGATTGTCTTGCTTAACGCTGCTTTTGGAGCAGAAGTGACCTTCACTGACGGGGGAGATTATTTAATTATTGATGTCACAAATTACGAAGATTACTTATTGATTGCGACTCTTGTAAATTTAACCGTTGATTACTGGTATTCACCTGTACCATTTCGGGCTTTAATTGCTGGCGCTATTGGAGTTCTTGTCGGTACACTGACTGAAATTGAAACACCGTTCGCCGGATGGACGGCTTGCACAAATTATGTTGCGGGAACAACCGGAAGTGATATTGAAACAGACTCGGAGTTACGCATTCGACGAACAGCGTCATTATCTATTGTCGGAGCTGCAACCGTACCAGCTATTCAAGCTCGAATATTGCAAGAGGTTGACGGTGTAACTGCATGCCTGGTCACTGAAAACGACACGATGGTCATTGACGGTGATGGCAGACCTGCGAAATCTTTTGAGTGCGTTGTAGAAGGTGGAGATCCTGCTGACATTACAGAGAAGATATGGGAGTTGAAACCTGCTGGGATTGCAACATTCGGTGGCGAGCATGAAGATATAATCGATGTTGACGGTAATTCACATACGATTTATTATTCACGTCCGACTCCGGTTGTAATTTATGTTGATTTAACATATACGAAAAATACTGAAGAAACATTCCCTGCGAGCGGTGAAGATGCTATCAAGGCAGCTATTAAAGCAATGGGCGATTTACAGGAAATTGGAGGGGATGTTATAGTTCAGAAGTTTTACGCTGCTATTTATTCAATCGAAGGAGTTGCAAC